AGGCCGAAGACGCCCAGGCCGCGGCGGAGCAGGCCGCGCAGACCGCGCAGACCACCCTTGGCGCGAAAGCCGACAAGGTTTCCGGCGCTACAAGCGGGCATGTTGCTGCGCTGGACGCCAATGGGAACCTGACGGACAACGGCAACAAGTACAGACCCGACCAGAAGGATGACAGCATGGCGCTGCGTGTCGGTGTCGACTCCAACGGCCGACTCTGGGCCTCTGGGGACTCCGGATCCGAGCGTTTTGGCGTCTCCGGGGTCGGCGGATCCTCTACCACCTTGACCCGACTTTGGGATGCTTCCGGGCTGACCGCCACGCCCGGCACCGACCAGGTGCAGGCGCAGTCGGACTTCGACGCTTTTACGGTGTTCAACCGGAAGAAGTGCGTCGGATCCTGGGCTGTAGAAAACGGGAAGGCGGTGTTCACACCTCAGGCGTATGAAGGCGACGCGGATTACGCCGAGGATGGCACTATGGGCGACTACGTGGCCGTGGAAGTCCCCCCTACCTACTGGTACCACGACGAGTCCAGAGGGATCCTGGGCATCTCTGGCGGCCCACATCCCGGATGGGAGCCGCACCCGATATGCCTGGATGCTGACGACGAGATCCGGGAGCATACATACCTCCCGGTCTATGCACTGGCCAAGGATGCGAACGGCCACGCGGTGAGCCTGCCCGGCTACGATCCTATTTTCGGAAGCTATAAGGAGCTGTGGGATGCCGCCCGCACCTACGGCGACGGCAGTTCTCTCGCCAATGCGGCGATCATTGAGCCCAGCGTGGTGGATCATTATGAATGGCTTATGATGACGGTTGAGTTCGCAACCACCAACATGCAGACCGTCATGCAAGGCGCCGTTAGTATGCCTTATAATACGGGGCATACGATCACGGCGGCGCCGGGAGCCAATAAGGTCGTCCTGACTGCTGCTATCGGGAATCTGTTTGTTGTCGGCCAGACGATCTATATCGGGGCCGATCACGGGGCGACACCGTCCGGAGTGAGTGCATACAACCACATCACCGCCATCGAAAATTGCAACGCCGACGGCACGCTGAACGCCTCCGGCACCTATCGGCTGATCACCTACGACGGCACAGACCGAACGGCTTCCATCACTGCGAACACGACCAAGGTCGGCAGCAGGCCGTGGATCACCGGCGCCACCGGTGGGCACGCCTCCGGCGTCGGCGCGGTCCTGGGGCATACTGGCTCTCCTGTCAGCAATTCGGACGCAAAGCACCCAGCCAGGTACCGATGGCGCGAGAATCCTTATGGTAACCAGAACATGACCGCGCTGGACCTGTTTAATGCGAGAACCGCGGACGACGAGAGCTATCATCTGGATTGGTATGTTAACGACCAGCTGCGGCACCGTGGTGCCACACTATACTATCCGTCCACGCCCTCAAAGCCGGATCTCGCGGATCTTCAGGCTTCGGCCAATGGCTTCAGAAAGCTGAACACAACGACTCCGGTATCATCCTATGCGGACGGGTACATTAGGGAGGAAGGATTCGACGAGGATCTTCCGTGCTTTCGCGTTCCAACCCTGACCAAAACCGGTAGCGCGACCACGTTCTTTGCAGATTACGCCAACCTCGTGTCTTCCAACGCGGTGCGGGCCGTGCGCCGTCGCGGTTACGTGTCCTATGGCGCCTACGCTGGGCCGCGCTACGTCAACGCGTACTACGCCCCCTCGAACGGGTCTTGGCCCTACGGGGCCGCGCTTTATATGACCCAGTAGGGGTGAATTCCCTTCGACCTCCAGTCGAAGGGAAGAGGGGCCGCAGCCCCTGATAGTCGAGTAACTCATCCGGGATCGCAGTGTACTCGGGAGGGCCACCGTCCTCCCGCCAACCTCGTGAATTCCAACGCGGTGCGGGCCGTGCGCCGTCGCGGTAACGTGAACAATGGCGCCAACTATGGGCCGCGCTACGTCAACGCGAACAACGCCCCCTCGAACGGGAATTGGAACTACGGGGCCGCCTTTAATCCCTGCCAGTCAAAACCCAAGCGTTTTGTCTCAAATTTGTACGCAGCCTTTCCGGGGTCCCTATACGGGGATCAAAATACCATCCGACTGGATCGGCCTGGTAGATCTAAACAATCGAAAGCTCCGCGCTCCCGGCGCGGAGTATGGACGCCGAAGGGATGAAAAGCATGAAACGTGCCGCGAACTTATGGATAAAATTCTGTAGCATCGAGACAGCTACAGAAGCCATTTATCGGGGAACTGAGAATAAACGGACGGACCGGGTGGTCGTGAGAATCTTCGGATTCCCCGGCCACCGGGAGAAGTCCGGGCATCTGGACCCGACGAAAGTGCATGACTATGCTCAGCGCCTGATCACCGAGCTCGACGAGGGCAGGTGGCAGCATCAACCGGGAAAGAAGAGACATATCGTTTCAAATGGTAAGGATCGGGAGATCGAGATCGCCAGGCTCAAAGACCACATCGTGCAGTGGATGGCTATGATCACGATCCAGCAGCTGCTTACGAATCGGATGTACCGCTATTCCGTCGGCAATATGCCCCGGCGCGGGATCGAGGATGCCCGTCGACATGTGGAGCAGTGGGTCCGGTCCGGCGACTGCAAGTATTTCGTCAAACTGGACATCCGGCATTTTTACCAGACGGTGAAGTCAGACCGGCTCCGAGGCATGGTTCACGGCATTATAAAGGACAAGCGTTTCCTGGCCGTCCTGGATCAGATCATTTACTCCGCGGCCACACCAGACCTGGACAGAGGTTGCCTGCAAGGCCTCGCAATCGGCTACTATTCCAGCCCATGGCTGGCTAACTTCTATCTGAGTCCTCTCGACCGTTTTATCACGGAAGATCTTGTGAAACAGCGCCGCGGAAAACGGATCCGGATCGTGAAGCATTGCCTACGGTATGTGGACGATCTGCTGATTATGGGCAACTCGAAAAGCGACCTCAAAAGGGCCGTCCGTAAAATCATCGATTTCGCTCGAGTTGAGCTGGATCTTGAAATTAAGGACTGCTGGGAGATCTGTGAGGTTGGCGAAACCCTGCCGCCGGATGAGCGCGGACGGATGCGCCTCAAACCAGGCACGAAGAAGGTCGACATTGTGGGTTATACATTCACAAGGACCGTGACTGCGGTGCGAGGTCGGAGCTTCCTCCGATTGCGGAGACTCACCAAGAAGATCTCTCGAGATATTCTGCGAAAACGGCGCGTATCGCTACGGGCTGTCCAGGCTTTCGTGAGCCGCTGCGGCTGGTTTAAGCACGCGGACTCCAAGCACTTTATGAAACGATATGTACTGCCATTTGCAGATCCGAAATTTGTACAGGAGGTGCTTAGTTATGCGGGTAAAAACGGAATTGTCGGAGCGTCCGCCTCTATTTACTGTGAACAGAGAGAATCAGCTGCGGGCCGTCATTATATTTTATACGGATGTACAGGAAATCTGGCATGAGGACGGATCAACTTGGTCCGCAGTGGCCTGGTCTATGACAGGTACTTGGACGGACGGACTTGAAGCAAGAATTGCAGCCGACCCAGACGCCTGGTTTTCACTTATTTCGGAGCGGTGCTACGCTGCAGCTGCTGCGGAGGTCCGGGCCAAAAGGGATGCGTTGTTACAAGCCACTGATGCGGATATGGCGCTGGACCGGCTGGGCCTGACGCCCCCAACTGGCTCTACTTTTATGGCTTGGCTGTCTTTCCTCCGTACGCTTGGAGAAGCGCTTAAGGGTAAGGCTTCCGTCTACCGCCAAGCTCTGAGAGACATAACGACGCAGCCCGGCTTCCCATATGAAATCGAGTGGCCGGAGATGCCAAAGTGACCACCCTGGAAGCGCTTGAAGTCTTGCTTAGTGCGCTGGAGGAGATGGCCAGCATTATGTACGAGCAGGCTCGGATCATCGAGGAACACAAGGCTGTCGATGAGGAGACTGAACGCCAGCTTGCTGCCAGGCGGACCAATGTGAACGACCTGATTTCAAAAGTTAAAGAGGATTATACCTATGTTTATTGACGCGGATGCAATCATCAAGGCTGCTGCTGTGCTGGGCGCGCTTGGCGTGCTAACGGGTGCTATCGTTGCCGTCTACAAGATCCTGGAGAGCAACCGGCGGCAGAGCGTGGAGATCAACGCCATGAAGGAGGAGCAGACTATCATCTGCTATGCCCTGCAGGGCGCACTACAGGGGCTGATCGAGCAAGGCTGTGACGGACCATGTAGGGATGCTTTGAAAATGCTCCAGAAGCACTTGAATAAAACGGCCCACAAGCCGGATCTATGAATTCAAATAAAACGAAGGGAGAAACAACATGAAGAAACAAATACTGATGATCCTGCTGGTGATGATGGCGCTCATCATGGTGCTCGCACTCACCGCTTGTCAGAAACCCGTGGAGATCCAGACGCAAAACCCGGATGGCACTCTCACCGTGGCCGGCATCCTGATCGAGCA